TGGTCTATCTGCTGGTCTGTAAGTTCAATCTTTTCAGTTGATGACATAATTAAACCCACCATACGTTAATTTGACCACTGCCGCCTGTAAATGTAGAAGTAGAAGCAGAACCACAAGCAGCACCACCACCAGGAGCTACACCATTACCACCACTTGTACCCAAATATCCAGCACCACCTCTAGGCGCAGCTCCACCAGCAGCAAATGCAGATACATAAACATTAACTGGTTGTGCTCCACCATTACCACCAACTATATTAATGGTTCCACCAGATGCAGTACCTCCTGCTGCGCCTCCTGTACCTGATACGCCACCCGCACCACCACCAGCAGAGAAAGTAGAGAATGTGGTTGTTCCACCATCTCCACCAGGTGAGCCGCTAGTAGTTCCAGCCGCACCAACGGTAGCAGTTATTGTGCCGCCAGGAGTTACATTAAGCCATCCTGCAACATAACCACCCGCACCTGCTGCTGTGTTTTGAGAAGCACCACCGCCACCACCCCAACATTCCACATAAACTCTATAAACACCAGACGGTACAGTAAATGTATTCGTGCCAGATGTATAAACAACCGAATTATTGCCAACTAAACGATTAAGGAGAAATGCAGTACCCGTAGATTGGATTAACCAAATATCACCAGGATTACATACAGCAGTAGTTGTACCGCCAATTAACTCAGAACCATTAGGATCAAGCGTTACCACACCAGTGCCAGTATTTCTATAATAACAATACCAACCAGATGGCAGACTAGAAACTGCCGATAATGTCTGTGTAAACGTACCACTAGTCACATTAATTAATGTACTAGTATCACCAGAGCTTAATATCGTATTTGATGTTCTGCTAGAAACAACTAGAGAAATACTAGGTGTAATTGCTGAACTAACCCATCCTGTACCATTCGACTGTAAAAAGTTACCACCAGTACCCGGACTAGTTAAACCAGTACCGCCATTTGCAGCAGGTATCAATTCACCATTAACAACAAACGCACCAGCAGAGCCAGTATTAACACCCAGTGCAGTGACTACACCAGTACCAGTAGTTATCGAAGCAGGAGCCGAACCAGCACCACCACCAACTACTAAAGCATTAGCAGTCAATACGCTAGATGAAGTCCAAGTTGATCCGCTACTAAAATAAGGAACACCACCAGATGTACCAGCAACAGTCAGAGCAGGAGTAGTAGTAGCTGTAGCTACAGAAACAATACCGCCTGTCCAACCTACCGTTGATACACAATTACCAAAGGATAAAGCACCAGCACCATCAGTTTTAAGTGCCTGAGTAATCGTGCCATCAGCAGTAGGAAGTGTTAGCGTATAGTTCGCAGCCAATGTAGTCGGTGCTTGTAACGCAACGTAATTAGATGAATCCGAATCAGATAGTCTGACATCACCCTGAGCCAATACAGTTAGATTACCTCCGACAGTAAAGCTATCGCCTGACGCGCCTGTTTGCTGATCTTTCAATTGTGACATTAATTCCCGAATAGCGTTATTAATTCCGCTTGGGGCACAACCTTCCGCGATGTTAATACTGTCAATATCGGTATTTAACGCAGGGTTTGCATCAAATTCACTAATCTTTGTCTTTGCCATGATTTATTCCTATTGAGTCAAGCCTAGTAAGCCAGGAACAGCAAACGGTGCTGCTGCTCTAGCTCTTTGTACCGCTTCTGAGAATGTTTGGTTTCTAGGTGAAAACATAGCTTTCTCACCATATTTATAATACGGCAATGTAGCCAACCCTGTTAATGCACCCATCATAGGATCAACATAAGCAGCACCACCTGTTAATAGCGCACCTGTCATGCCACGAGCAGCCGTACCACTATCAGGAACCTTAGAGCCTAAAACTGACGTAGCTGTACCTGATAAGTCTTGCATTGGAGCCGCACCACGAGCAAACGCACCTTTACGTGCTGATCTATCTGATTGACGTACAGCAGCCTCTAATTGTGCAGGGGTAAAGATACCTTCTTCACCTCTAGTCTTTGCCATAGCTGTTTGAACTCGAACAAAGTCCTTAAATGCTGAATCTGCTTTAGTTAAATCTTTAGCATATTGTGGATTCTGGTTCTTCATTAAGTTCATGTACAAACCCTGCAAATCACGATAAGCATCAGACAATAGTCGCTCAGAACCCTGTGCAGTAGCATAAGCATTAGCCGTATTACCTAAGTCTTGTTTAATCGCTTGTGCTCTTGTACCTGACATTACTTGCGTTGCACTAAAATCTGTTTTTAATCCATCTACATAAGTAGAAAATTCTTTCTTTAAACTAGGTGGTAGTTTACCTTGTGCATACCTATTTTTAATAGCTTCAAATGCCTGATCTACTCGTGGTGTATATTCAATTCGTAGCTTTGGAACGACAGCTTGATACTGCGCTCCTATAGCATCCTCAACAAAACGGTAAGCATCTCTACCAACAGCAGCTTCAGGAACTTTTAAGTTTGGGCTAAGGTTTTTAAGAACCTTGTTATACGCAGCAGTATTAAACTTTTCGTATTGCTGTTCACGTGCTCCACTAACTACCCTGCCAACAATAGGCAAACTCTCAGCAGCTTGTTCTACTTGCTGAATACGACCACCAAAAGCAGAGCCAGGAGTTAATGGGATACCTTGTTCACGTAGTGCAGCAGCTTCAGGACGTATATTAGGAGCAAGCAATCTACCAGCACCACTAAGTGCCGCAGTACCACCGCCACCAACTAATCCACCTAATACAGCCTGACCTGCAATGTCTTGTAACTCTGGAGCCATACCTGCACCAGTAGCCGCACCCATACCAGCACCAAGAGCAACATCACCAACCATACCTAAACCACGCGTTATAGGCTTTGCAATAGCACCTATAGGAGCAACTAAACCACCAGCTATTTCAGAAGTTAATGCCTGACCTGGCCTTTCTTGACGAAATTGGCCTTGTTGCGCTCTAAGTTGATCTCGTATCTTTGTGTATTCAGGGCCACTAATAGCACCTGAACGAATCGCAGCCTCTAACTCATCAGCAGATTGAAATGTAAGCCCACCAGCAGCAGCCCTAATAGTCTCTGCCATAGGTGAATACTCTACAGGAGCAACTACAGAAGGCTGCGGAGTTGTTGGCATACCTTTAGCCTCTGCAAATGCTTGAAGGCCAGCAGTTGATACTTTATCTAACTTGCCAGCCTTTATATATTCCAAGTCTTTAGTAGAGATTTTAGATAAATCCATTACTTACCCTTTCTGCGCTCAAGTTCTTGCTGTACAGCAGCATCAAGATCAAGCTGAGGAATAGTATTCGGTGCTGCTCTACCTGCTTTAATCATTGCAGAATCAAGCATATTTTTAAGTCGTTTAGCCTTATCAGCAACAGTTGCAGGTTTGTCACCTAATTGTGGGAAATAAGACTTTCTATAGTTATCTAATTGCTCTCGTGTATATGCAGCACCAGTACCAAGCGTTAAAGCAGCATCTAATATTTCCATTTGTGCAGCTTCTACACGCTGACGCGATTCAGGATTAGCTAAGTTTTTAAGATAATCAGAACCAGTAACATTTTTAATTACTTCAGCAGATAAGTTAGGAGAAGCAGCACTAGGAGTTATTCCTACAGCAGTTTGCAACTGAGCCAATGAATTCTGTACGCGATTAGTCAAAAATCCAGCAGTACGCTCAGACTCACTAGGCATATTTATAGTAGTAGCACCAGCTTTACGTTTAGCAATCTCAAGCTGATCTAGTTTTGTTTGTAGTTGTCCAAGCTGTATATTATTAAGTGAATTGAATGGAGTATCAGGGAACATACTTCCAGCAACACGCACAGCTTCTTTATTAAAATCTCGCTGATTATTTTTAAATTCAAAGTCTGCTTTTTGTATCTTTTCAAGATTTGACTGTAATTCATTTGCTGATAGCTGACCTGTATCAGCTAGACGCTGCAAACTATCAACTTGAGGCAATAAGCTAGGATTTATAGTATTTCTAATAGAATTAAAATCAAAACTAGAAACACTCTCCTGCATTATTTGTTTATCTAATGCTGTAATTTGATCTAAGTTATTCTTAATAGCATCTTGCGCAGTCTTACCTGGTAATCCAGTTAGACGCTGATTAGCCATTAACAATCTATCTTTTTGCGTCTGTAGTGGCGATACTTTTGCCGTTACAGTAACAGGTGGTAATACATTTCCGCCAGCTTGCAAAGGCGGAGATACTTGTTGAGATACTGGTAAAGGTGCTGGCTGTGCAGCTTGTGGCTCATACGCCTTCATTACAGCCATGTTCTCGTTAATCCACGCTAAACCTTTTGCTGGATCAGAACGCAATAATGCAACCAAAGCAGGATTACTTGCCACTTCAGGCATTTGCATAACTTTAGCAACATCAGCACGTAAAAGTGCAGCCTGTTCGTATCCAATCTTAGCCTGCTCTTGAGCTAATCTTGCTTGAGCTAATTGCTGTGCTTGGCTAAAGTTAGTTATACCCTGCTGTACAGCCCCTTGTGACGACTGTAAGCCACCACCAAGAGCAGCAGCTATGTTTTGAGCAGCACTAGTGCCACGAGTCCCCATACCGCCTAGTAAGCCTATAGCAGCACCTAGTAAGCCTTGTGTATTAGCTCTGTTTCGTAATGCTTCCGTTTCTTGTGCGCCAAGTAATCCCTCGTAATAAGAAGGAACAGCACTAAAAATATTAAGATCGTTTAAAGTTGCCATAGTTATCCTAACAACGAAGTTCTACGCTGCATTGGCTGTCTTTTATTCAATAAACTCGCAAAATTAACAGGAGCAAATTGACCACTTTGAATAGGTGGTGCTTGCAATACTTGCGGAGGAGGTTCAGGTCGCATCATTTCTCGCGCTGTATTCATCGTTAAATTGGTAAGCGCAGGGTTTTCACTCATTAAACCTCTAACATTACCTAATGTATTCATTGCAGATTGGGTAAATGTAGGAGCAGGTGGGCCGAAGTCAGCAGCACTATATTGCTGGAAAAGTGATGGATCAAGTGCGCTTGTATAGCTTGATGCATTACTAACTGCTGGCATAGGCACTGATTGCAATGCACCTGACATATCAGTCATCCCACCAACATTTCCAGTGTATGAAGGTGGAACCAATGATGCAACTGTTTCAGGAGCAACGTATGAATCAAGCAAAGCGTTACCAGTCAAAGCACCATTAACACCCGCTGTAATTAACGGATTAGCTAAAGCAGCAGTACCAGCAGCACCTAACGCAGCAGTTGAACCAAGAGCCGCACCCCCTGCGCCAAGCATAGTGCCAGCCATAGTGCCAGTAGCAAGACCAGCAGCAGCAGGAGTAGCCATTGCAGAACCTACAGCAGCTAATGTAATTGGATCAGCCATAATTTACCCCATCAAATTGATGCTTAATTTCAACCATAATAACCATATTCACCGTAAACATCATATCCACGAGGATTGTTAGATGAATTGCCTGACCTAGCAGTAGTAGTAGAACCTGCTTCACCTTTAGGAGCTTTGTATTCTTTAGTGATACCACCACGAGGCAATCCAGTAATAAACGCACCAAAGTTCTGTAGATTCTGATACGGGAGCATTTCGTTATAATCCCATTCTTCCTTAGCAGCTCGTTGCATATCTGCCGTGTATCCTTCTTGTACTTGTCCAGCAGCCAATAAGCGATCTATGTCAGCATAGTCAGCAGCAGCAAGACCGGGAGCCATTCCAGCAGCTTGTAATTGTGTAGCTATGTCAGATTGACGTACTCCCTGAGCACCAGACAATGCAGACATTTGATTAGCAAACGCTTGCTGTGCAGCCGTACCAAGACCTGTAGCACCAGTTACTCTATTCACTAGTTCTTGTTGTGATAATCCACCTAATGATTGCAATGCTTGCTCTTGTAATGCACGTTCTTGTTGGTAATTTTGTAAGTATGCTTGTTGGTTCTGTTCACCTAAAGCACGAGCAGCAGCATCACTCATCTTAGTAGCTAATTGTTGCTCTGCACCAGAGCCATAACGACCAGCCATTGATGTCTTACTTTGTAGTCCACGAATACCCTCTTGTAAGGCTTCCGTAGATAAACGATTAGCTTGACTTAATGCACTCTCAAGGTATGGACTACCACCTAAATACTTGCCTGTAGAAGTAGCTCTAGTACCAGCTAGAGCCTCATTCTGGATTTCACCGGCTTTTAGTGACTCATAGAATGTTTTATTAGGATCAACATAAGAACCAGCACCAGTAGCTAATGTAGAGTATTGAGATTCATAAGGGCTTTTAGTTGTCATTAACCCCTCTACAGAGGTTTGTGCGCCTTTTAATAGTGAGCTTCCTTTTTTTGCTCTAGCTTCTGCTAAGTCTAGTGCAGACTGTGTAGCCGCACTTTTAGATATATAGTTTTGACCAGTGTAATATTGTGGCCCACCTGCATCATATAGGGCCTCTGCTTCGACTAATGCCCTATCAACTAAAGGACGTAATTCAGGGTCAAGCATTGTTTGAGTTGGAGTGAAACTTGGCCCACTTGATCCACCAGACATATTAAACCTCACATATCCATAAACGAGGACGAAAACCCAATGTTTTAGCCCTTTTATCCCAGCCACGTCTATGACTAGAGAATGTTATATATTTTGCATTACCTTGACGAGCAATGTCTTTTATGTATTTTAAACCAATTTCAAGATTATCATGTCTATTTTCTAACGCCCAACCAGCCCAAACGTGTAGCTCCTGACCAGTTGGTTGTAGTACCCAAAAACCAATTATTTTGCCCTCATCAAGCAAAGCCCATATCATTGATTTTTTTATAAAGCAGTCACAATAAACGTCCTCAACAATCCAATTTTCAGGGCTTTTAGCTTTGACATTCTCTAAGCCAGGCTTAATAGAAGGCCACCATTCACGCAATTCTTGCGGAGTAATATATTTGATTTCCATTAGCCAACAATAACATAATCATACGTTCTACCTGCTACTGTATTAGCAGCGTGAGTAATAACTGCGCTACCTTGTAACGTAGAACTTATAAATGGGTCTTCAAACGTGTTAGTCGTGTATCCATTAGACGATACGTGTTGAATCGTTGCTATAACCGATGGAGTAGATGGCCTAGTCGGACTAGTCTGAGCAGGAATATGCTGCAAAGAAACAGTTATGTTAGATGCTCTCCACATAATCTGTACATAGTCGTTTTTAGACATTGGCAAAAAGAAATTAAGAGCAGCAATCAATGCTCCATCAGTTGAACCATGTCTATTATTAATAGAAAACTCACTATTAGATGCAGAAACGTCTGTGCCATTTTTTCTAAACCAAATACTTACATCTTGAATCTGTGAGTCAGTGTTAGTAAATTGAGCACTAAACTGTATATTCCAAAGTCCTGAGTAATCTACTTTAATTTTTGAATTATCTACAATTGACGTTCCAAGAGCGTAATCCGTTGTTTTAAGCTCCATTGGGTAGGCAGTTGTAGTGCTCGCAATAGTCTGATCTGTATCATCTTGGAACCCACCATAAGGCACGTAGGACGTTGCAGACACTAATGCTGTAGGAGATAGCAGAATAACGCTATCGTAGCCTATACGCTCGTTATAGATCGTTGTAGAGGATGCTCCACCAGTAGCTAGAGTTACTGTTCCAGTGTTATTAGTTTTACCGTCCATAATGCCACGGACAACTTCCGCAACAGCACGTTGATCTCCACCAAACGGAGGTAATGACTTAAATTGCATTATCTTCCACCCTGCTGAACAATATCAACATCTACCCCGACACACGTAGACCATGTGCCCGAAGGTATAACCTGTGCTCTCATATACCTACCAGCAGACCTAAGAGATACTCTACCCTCAGAATCAGCCGCTACCGGAGTCGTATAGCTAATGGCATCCGATAGACTACTTCTAGCTGATATAGCAACAGACGCTGAACCATCATCTACTTTAGGTCTAGCAAGCGTAATTACAGACCGACCTATATCAATGTCACCAGTGACTATAGATGCAGTTTTATTAGAACCGCCAAATGTAATAATCTTCTGACCTGATACACCAGCAAACAATGGATCGCCACCAGCCCACTGACGAGCGTCTAGCGATACTGGCAACGCATCAATACTGGTACTGTATAAGTCCAGTCCTTCAAGCGTTACAGGTGGTGTAATAACGGTAGAAATAGCTGTTGCAGTAGTCTCAACATACGACCATTTACCTGTATCAATGCTGAAAATAAGTATTAACTTACTGGCAAATACGTTAGAAAAACACCAAGCAATTAGCCTCTTTATAGGGTCAACTGACGATGACATTAAGTTAAAGCTATTAGGGTCTGCATTATCAAAGAACCATTTATCTACCTTACCTGCGCTAATAGACTTAACTGACTGACCATCGCAAACATAGAATCCATCGTTAGCTAAAAAATAAGACAATCCGTTATATTGGACAACGCTACCATTAGATAAGCAACCAACTCCACGAGAAATAGCATCAAATTGGAAGAACAAAGGGCTACCGATATAACTCATTCGGTATATTGCCTTTTCTAGTAATACTAGACCGTACTCACCGCCAGCTAAACCCATAATATCGCCACCATCAGCAATTACTTGGGTATCTGATTGACTTGTTGGCCCTGAAGTCCAGTTAGTCTCGTCGTTAATATCAGACCAATACACCTTGTTTTCAAAGCCAGTTTCATTCGCAGCCACTACAAAGTCTCTAACTACAGTAATGTATTTAGCAGTAGGAGCAGCAGCAGCAACATCAGTAAAGTTATTGGCTGTGTTTAACGTAACTGCCTGAATCTTATTTAAACCATTGGCTGCAAGCATTACAGCACCAAATTGCACGACATCCCATGAAACAACGTCTGTGTATCCAGTTGTAGAAGCTGCGGATAATGCTCTAGTTGAATTGTTGTACTTAAATATCTGACTAGCACCAGCAGCAAATAGAGTAGATATGGTGGCATATTTGCCAGCAAACGCAGTCAGTAAAGTCTGACCTGCACTACCACTTAAATCTGCCTCTGACTTCATTGGCTCATAGCCGTTAAAAACTGGAATGCAGTTCTTAGCCTCAGTTACTACACCAGTGATACTAGGTTGATCTGGAAGCCACTCACCAAATATGATTTTGGTTGCCATGTTATATATTTATCCATGTATTTGTTGATGGAGTTATATCTACCCACTCCTCACCTATAATTGTACCTATAGTAGTAACAGTAGATTTACCAGATATGCTTGTTGATACTGAATATGAACCATTAGCATAACAACTCACAGTCGTTAGCGCATTAATATTTGCTGATGCTCCAACCTCAGTGCCACCCACTGCAACAACGTAAGTTTTACCAACTATCTGAGCGTTACCATCTTGAATATAATTACCACTAGCTGCAACCGTAGCTAATCCAGTAATTGACGCTAACCCTCCAAATACTCCATTGCCAGAACATACAACAGTAGTAAGTGCATTAACAGCAGCATCACCAGCTACAATTAAACCTGTTGTGCTAGTTGATATTGCAGCAGACGATAACGGATAAAATCCTAGCATTTATTACTCCGGTTGCGTAGGCCACTCAACAGTCCAAGGGAAACCAGTTTGTGCTGTTACATCACGTAATGCCTGACGATACGTAGCCCATAAATCTTTATCTACAGGGCTATCAGCGACTTGCGTCCAATCACTATCCTTTAGCTTTTCATCGCGGATAGAACGCCGTGATGCAGCCTGTTGGGCATCTAAAACAGCTTTTGCCTCGTCATCCATATCAGCTACAGAATACTTGGTGAACCAACGTCCTTGATCGTCCTGAGTTACCCCATCACGAAAGGCTGTTTGATACCTTGTAGGCTGCGCTTGTGCGCCTTCAAATACTACGTCAGCACCGAAAGCGTTTAGTATCGTCTCATCAATTTGTGGTGGGAATGAAGTGTTTGGGTGGAGTGCGCGAAACTCACCTTCGTACATTACCGCTCCAGTTTCTCTAATTCGTACTTGCATGATTAGCCTTTAAGCAATAGCCAAGAATAAATATGTACTGCCTGAAGCATTTAACGCAGAAGGAGCAGCCGCAGTTACTTTAAACCCTGTGGTATCTGTATCTACGTAGTTGGTTCCTGTTACTTCAGCAGTCGCCGTGTTCAATAAAAGGTACGGATCGTTACCTGAGCTAATCCCACGCGCTGAATCCCATACGTACCAATTTTCATTAACGTCTATTCGTTTAATAAGAACAAATCTTGCACCAGATGCAAAACCACAATTTACAGTCTGCAATGCGCCTGTGCCGGTGTAACTACCAACTTTAGAAACGCCGGGGCAAGTAGCAAATAGGTAGGCAACGTATGTATCGCCAGTTCTATTTACTCGTGAATTATCTGAAACAGTAAACACAGAAGATGTTGGACTTGTATTATTCCAACAATTAATAACGTCAATAAAGCGAGTTATATCGTTTAAATTTGAAAAAAACGTATTGCCTACTGGTTCTGCATACACACTCCAATTAATAGCGCTTGTTCTGGCTTTTACAATCATTAATTGTGGAGCAACACCTAAGTTGTGCGTAATTGTTCGACCATTTACCGAATTTCCGCTATAGCACACCTCATCAAAGAAGCCGGGAGCGCGGATCAGTGCATACAGGGCATACGAAACACCAGCACCACCAGAGTTATTAAAATATACGCCAGCGTCAAGCTGTGCTTTTTGTCCAGAATTAAACTTCCACGGAGGAACAATGCTTGCCGTTGCACTTCGTTCTGCGTCTTGGGCATTTGACGCTAAAATAACATTATTCCCCCGCAGTCTATCCGCAAGATAAAATTCTTGAGCTTGTGGAAGTCGAGGTTTGTACCATACTGAATCTGGTGGAGGTGTTCCCGGAGAGAACAACGGGGTAGTATCTGGCTCTGTTGCTGAAGCCAAATTAAACACACTCGTCCCACTCGTCGGCGTTTTCATAGGGCCACGACGTATGGCTATGTAGATGTAGGTGGCAGAGCTAGTAAGACCACCAGAACCAGAACCATTTGCCACAAAACCTGTTGCGTTTGGCAATATTGGACTTGCTGACCACGCTGTGTATTCAGCACCGCTTGAGTTAGGAAATAATGTATTTGATGATGTAGAACCTACACCCATACCACGCATTACATCATTAAGAATCCAATTTTGTGCGCCATCAGTTCTTTTTATTAAAACCCATTGAGGCTCATAACCAAGACTTACAGTTGCATTACTACTACCGTCAGTAGTAAACGACCCACAGCTAATTACATTGTCCGTACCAGTAAGACCAAAGCCCCCTGCATCATGGGCGAATAGGTAAGCTACAAATTGATCTCCACTACCATTAACTACTGTGTCAGTACCAATAGAAAAAACCGTACTCGTTGGCGTTGTGCTATTCCAACGATCGCCAGTAGAACTTACAGCCGCTGATGTGTTTAATCGTACGTGCTGCGTATTACTTAAACTACGATGATAAACTTGCCAGTCAGCAATGCCTGATGATAAGTTTTTTACAATAATGCAACCGGGAACAGAGCCAAGATTATGAGCAATAGTTCTTGCTGATCCATTCCCCGTATACGTCACAACATCAAAGAATTTAGACTGCTTGCGTAGTGTCCACGAAACCCAGTTGCCGCCACCAGACCAGTTATAGTTAGTGTCAGACCCTAAAACAAAACCTGTAGTGCTAAATGAAGTAAGGCCGTTACTGTCAGTTGTTTGTGCGTCACTAGTATTAGAAATAAGAGCGTTTGTAGCCCCGCGAACAGTATCAGTTAATTTATGTTCCCATGCGCTAGTTCGTCCTTTAACCCAAACCAACCCACCCTTTGTAGATAAATCAATCCCATTAGTAATAGTTTGAGCAGAACCCGTACCCGTATAGAGATACGTACTAAATACATCCTCTACGTAGACAGGAGGACTAGCAGGAGCACCAGTTTTAGAAGCAGCAAACATTAGTTACCCTTATGGAGTGTAATTTTGACTAATCGTTGCACCATACCAGTTAGTGCCATCGCTAAAGAAACTGTAAATATCCTGTTTGCTTGCCGTAGCCGTTATAGTCGGAGCAGTACCACCAGGCCATTTAACTGTTGACCATGTAACCGTTCTGCTACCAGTTCCATCTTGTTTTAACATTAACAAAAACGACTTACCTGATACAGCAGTAGGCATCGTAATAGTCGCATTACCCGTCAACGTAATAATCTGAACCGTACCGTTAGTTAATGCAAGCGTAATAGCTGTACTGCTATTAGCTGTGAATGGAGTTTCAACGTAATTTGTAACAGTAGGATTAGTTAATGTTTTATTCGTTAGTGTCTCAGTGCCAGTAGGCGTAACATAATCCGTACCAGCAGTAGCAGCAGAAAATGCACTCTGTCCGTTACCCTTAACAATACCTGTTAATGTAGCAACGCCAGTACCACCGTAAGGAACAGTAATTTCTGATCCATTCCATACGCCAGACGAAACAGTTCCTAATGCATTAACATTATTTGATGCATCTTTATAAACAGACTTATCAGCAGGATATGTAGCAAATACATCCTTAGTACCAGCACTGAAATTAACAGCAGAGCCAGCATTAGATGACTTTAGTACCGTAGTACGCGCCAAAGTACCAGCAGCTACCGTACCTAGCCCTACTTCCCACTCAGAACCATTAACGATAGTGTAGTAACAGGTATTCGTATTGCCAATAGCTGTACTAAATGTTTGAAAACCAGATACAGCACCAGCTAAAGTTAGCGTACCAGTACCCGTAGTGGTCGATGTCTCACGAACCCTATCAGCAATAACCAGTGCCATAAATTACTCCAAAGTTACAGAAAGGTTTCCAACTGAAATAGTAAATATATCGCCTGAAGTAATCGACTTAGATGCAGTCAATGGCGTATGGTAAAGCAAGTTACCGCTAGTAGCAGCATCTAAAATACCGATCCAGCCAACAGTTCCCCATGTACCTGTAGCCGTAGGGAATGTTACCGCACCGCTATTCGTAGTTACTCCATTACTAGGAGCACCAAACGTTACAGCAGTACGCGCATAAGAGCCACCAGAGACCTCTGTGCCTGTATTAGCATCAGTTGGATCAGTGGTATATAAACCTACGTAAACAGTCGTAGGAGCAGTATAAGCAGTTGCACGTAGAGTTACATTAAGTAATGCGTTCTCTAAGTAATTAGACATTTCAGCCATAATAATTCCTTAATTAAAAGACATGGACATGGGTTGTCCACCGTATTCACCAGATTGATCTGCAACAGCTATAGCGTTAATTGCACGTTCATACAAAGCACCCCATGTTTGCAATCTTGCATCATTCATCAGGTATGGTTCAGCTTCACCCAAAGCAGCATAAAGCAACGCATCAGGGCAATAAGCTAAGAATACGTTACTAGCATTTGTTGAGCTTAGAAAAGGAGGTTGAGCGTAGTACAGCATTTGCAGGACATAAGCACTATCTGGTACTGGCCCTAATTGCAACTCAGCAGCTAAAACCGTATACCGCTTGGGTTGACCAGACTCAGTAGAGATAGTGTTCTTATAAAACGTATTAGGCGTATCGTAGACGAGTGTACCGTTAGGGTTGCCATTAACGTGAATATCTCGCATCTCAAGATAGTCAGAAGGCAGACCAATAGTAGAATCACCACCTGTAGTCGTAGCCTGAGCAGTTACCAACATCTGACGCATACGTAACTCTCTACGCAAACGCTGTTCTGCCAATGATATAAACGTAGGAATAATGCTATCTAAGTCACTACGGGCTAGATAGCTTGAAATGGTACTTGTTAAGTCTGAATAGCTAGTTAGTGGCATTATCGCCCCTCAAGGCATCCTCATCTACATCATCCCAACTATACTCGTGCGTTCCAATATGCTTAATGTGCATCGAAAGCTCATGGTCAACGTAGGTATCTATACCCGCATCACCAGCCTTAACACAGAAGAACACATCCTCACCCACGACACCAGTTGGCCCCCATCCAGCATCGAACCACGGAGCTGCTAATGTTTCAAATACTTTCTTACGGATCAGTACCGCACCAAATCCTACAGCAGTAACTACCTCAATTCCTTCCTTGCCGCGAGAATCAACATTCGACCAATGATGTCTGATTCCCTTCTCATCCTCACTCTTAACCAATAACTTAGCAGTAGGGAATGATGGCTTACGTCTAGTTACTGCGTTTACACCAACTATGTCAACCTCACGGCTTAACATAATTGTTATTAAATCATGTGGGAATCTCATGTCGCTATCAATAAACAGAACAGCGTCACAGCCCTCTTTTAAAGCTACCTGCGCTAACTTCTCACGCTGGTCGAATATCAACGTGCCAGGCATTGTATAAAGGCTTAAACCGCCCTTACCGTCCTTACATCTAACTGAAGCATCATGAGCACACATACGGGCAAAATCAAACGCAAAACCTGTATGTACTTCATCACGGCAAGGTACACAAACACCAACTCTCATACTGTTCCCCGATAGATTTTTAAACCAGCTTGGTCTGGATGATTAAGCCATGTTCTAAAGGCTTTGTCATCTACAATCGCAA